TCAAACGTAATTATCAACGAAACAAAAAATTGATTGACCTAACCCAATCACCAAATGAACTTTTTCTTGAGTGTCTACAAGCATATCAGACTGCATCAAATGGTGATCGTAGTAAACTATTTAACTATTTTATACAAAAGAGGTTAAAAAACCTCACTGAAGCGATAGGAGATTTTTAATGGCCGTCAGTACATATTATCCGTCTTTTTCTGAAATTTTTGAAAAAGTCAGTAAACTTAAAACTAAGAAAGATAAGGTTGCTTATCTAAAAGAATGGAACACCGATGCACTTCGAATAGTAGTAAAAGCATCATTTGACCCAAAAATTGAATGGTTACTTCCAAAGGGTGAAGTTCCATTTAACCCTAATGAAGCACCAGAGGGTACAGAACATACTACTTTACAGATGGAAGCAAGACAATTATACCGATTTGTAAAGGGTGGAGATAATAACATTACACAAAATAAACGAGAAATATTGTTTGTTCAAATGTTGGAAGGACTACAAGAAAAAGAAGCACATTTATTGGTTGCAGCAAAAGACAAAAGACTCCACCAAGTATATAAAGGACTTTCTAAAAATGTCGTAATGGAAGCATTCGATTGGGATGATAATTATATGGTGGTTGAAAATAACTATCCACAAGCGCCTGGTCCCGCTGCGGGTTAATATAGAGCTGGAATTGATAAATGAAACACTTCAAAACTACTAAAATTATTGTCCGTAATAATAACGTTGACAAAGCACTCAAAGTTTTAAAAAAGAAACTGACGGAAGAGGGACTATTTAATGAACTCAGAGAACGAGAACATTTTATGACCCGTGGAGAAAAACGTAGAAGAGCGAAGGCGGCTGCAAAACGCAGGCATATTCGAACATTAGAAAAAAGAAAACTTGAAGAGGGTTATTAGATATTAAATGAATATATTTGAAACTGCACTTTTATCGGGACTTCTTTTAGTAAATCCTGCTTCTAAAGATACAGAAACAGTATTTACTAAATCGGCAGAATGTCTTGCGTTGAATATGTATTATGAAGCAAGAAACCAAGGAACAGCGGGGTTGATGGGAGTTTCTTCTGTAGTTCTTAATAGAGTTAAAGATTCTAGATTCCCTAATACAATATGTGAAGTAGTAGAACAGGGACCAACCAGAGAAAGTTGGAAGACTCGAAAGATAAAAATTCTGCCTACGGAAGAACGCAAATATTATCCTGTTAAAAATCGTTGTCAATTTTCTTGGTATTGTGATGGTAAATCTGATAAACCGAAAGCAAAAAAACTTTATAAAAAATATTTAAACATATCTAAAGCTATCATAAATAGTGAAGTACCATTTATTGATATTACAGATGGTGCAACATTTTACCATGCTGATTATGTTACACCAGCTTGGGCAAAATCAAAAATTAAGACGGTAGAAATACAAGATCATATTTTTTATCGGTGGAAAAAATGAGTTATTTTAGATTTATTGAAAAAAATATAGATACCAAAATAGTTAACAATATTCTCTCTGAAATTCGAAAAAAAGATTGGCATGAACAACCTATATAATAGGTAAAGTGGGGGGTAGTACTATGGTTAGAGAAAGTTATTGGGATTTCATGGGCAGAAAAATGCGTGAAAAAAAACCAAAGACAACTAATCTTAATATAGAAGACTTATTGAAACGTGATATTAATGAAATGCAAAGAACAGTACATTATTTGCAAGTCAGAGTACGAGATTTAACAGATAATGTGAACCAATTAGAATATAAAGTAGAGAATTTGGGCGGTGATCCTAAACAATTAGAATTGAGATTTTGATGCCAACATATACATTTTTTAATGAAACTACAGGAATAGAGTGGGATGAGTTTTTTTCTATGGCTGAGAAAGAAAAATTTCTACTAAAAAATCCTAAAGTTAGACAAGTGATTCAACCTGTCGCTCTTGTAGGCGACCATCTAATGAATGTTGGACCTAAAGTAGATGGGGGGTTTACAGAGAACATGCAACGTATTGCTGCAGCTCATCCAGACTCTCCTATGAGTGAAAGGTGGGGTGGTAGTAGTATGTCTCATAAAGAAATAAAGACTCGTAGAACCATAGAAAAACATGCCAAGAAAGTTGGTAGAGAAGGATTCTCTGCAAATAAAGGAGATTCTTTGAAAAGTAGATAATATGGTGCGAGCGAGATATCAAACTTCAGCAAGGGACGCACAGCGTCTACGCAAGCTGGGAAGTCACTCCGCTCATGCACTAGAGAGGGGAAGGTTCCCCCGACTAACCCCTCTCACCTTAACCTAAACTTTAAAGAGAAAAGAACTATGTCAACAAAGAAAAATAAGGAAATTAATCACAACAACTTAACCGCCATTAAACCTATTGGTGATAATCAAAAGATGGTTTTTACCTCTTGGAAAAAGGGAAAGAATCAGTTTCTATTTGGTGCTGCTGGTACGGGTAAAACCTTTATATCATTATACCTAGCAATGAATGATATATTTGATTTAAAGAAACCACACGATAAGGTGGTATTGGTTCGTTCATTAATACCAACAAGAGAAATAGGATTCTTGCCAGGGGATGAAGAAGATAAAGCAGCACTATATCAAATTCCTTATCAGAACATGGTACAGTTTATGTTTGAACAACCTAACGAACAACAGTTTAATACTCTGTATGACAGGTTAAAGGGTCAGGGAAGTTTGTTTTTTCTGTCAACATCTTTTCTAAGGGGGTTGACATTTGACAACAGCATCATTATAGTAGATGAATGTCAGAATTTAAATTTTCACGAATTGGATACGATTATCACAAGGGTTGGTCAAGACTCAAAGATTGTATTTTGTGGAGACTTTGATCAGACTGATTTATTAAAACAAAACGAGAAGAACGGACTTCATAGTTTTTTGCGTATTCTAGAGGAAATGGACGAGTTTAATTGTACAGAATTTACTTTGGGTGATATAGTTCGCTCTGGTTTTGTTCGTAATTATCTTATTAACAAGATTAAACTTGGCATTGGTATAGAGTAAATAATAATATGGGAACCAATGACTTTTACAAGATATGGAAGTCCAAGTTAATAGATTTTTTTAGAAACGAGTTTTCACACTCTTTAGGGCCTCGTTTTACAAAAGATGATGATATGGACTTTATGATAAAAGAGAATGTTATTAGCGACTCCTTAGTATCAAAAATTAATTCAGCAATTGATGCTGGTGACTATGAAAAAAGATACAGTAGACCAAATATAATTGATGATTATACACCAGACAAGGAAACTTCAGAAGAAATTTTTGATTCTGTTGTGTCTGCATTTGATTTAGATAAGTTTATGCCTTCCTTGCGTTGGCATTTTGATATTAAGGTATGGCATCGACCAAGTACTTTACATGCTGATGACCGCTTTCGGGATGGATATACATGTGTCGTACCTTTAAAATTTACAGAAAAAACAGAAGCAGATGGTGTAATAAAAGATGATAATGGTCATTATTTTTTGACACAAGTAGAATCATCTGATAGAGAATTCGCAGGAACCAACAATGTTTGGTTAGAAAGAAGAACAGAGTTGTTGGATGTTTTTCAAGAATTGCTTGCTGAGGGAACGCCAATCCCTTGGCCTGATCATGGTTTAGCACTTTGTGATAATGAATATTTTGGTGAATACGCTTTGTTTGGGAATTATAAAAACGTACAACAAGATTCTGAAGGGGAATGGAGAACTCAGTTCGGTACATTGGTAAAAGACAATTTGGATGATGTAACTAATTTACTAGATGAGGTTGATCAGAGTGAAACAGAGAGAAAAGTATATGCGGTTCCAAACATATTATTAGGTCATAATTCTTTAAAGGGAAATGATCGACTTAAATTAAAGCATGTTTTACCCTGGAAAATCGGTGCAGCGTCTTTACATAGACCAACATATATGCATTGTGCTACAGATTGGAGTAAGATTGGTACTGAAAAACGTCATGTGTTCTTCGGGATAAGAGTTCCTGGTTATGATAAATAATAAATATGAGTAAAGAGATATACTATTGTCCTGATTGTGAACATTCAGTAAAAGTTTCAGAATCTCCAGCAGAAGATTGCCCACAATGTGGATGTCCTGCTGAAGATTTTGAAAAAGAGTGGGGGTTTCTTAGATTTTATGAATTTTCTAACGAAGGGGAAGAATAATGGATATAGAACAACTTAGACACGAACTAGCAAAGGATGAGGGGGTTATACATGAAGTATATCTTGATCATCTGGGCTATCCTACTTTTGGAATCGGACATCTTATTAAGGATAATGACCCCGAATATGGTTGTGAAGTAGGAACTGCAATTATGGAAAATAGGGTCATTGGTGCTTTTGAAGAAGATATAAAAATAGTTGTAAAAGACTGTGAAAAACTATATTCTAATTTTTTATATTTGCCTGAAGAAGTCCAGTTGATCATTGCAAATATGATGTTCAATATGGGATATACAAGGTTGAGTAAATTTAAAGGTATGAAACGGGGCGTTGATTCTGAAGATTGGAATGCCGCCGCAGATGAAATGGTAGACAGTCGTTGGTATCGACAAGTTACCAATAGAGCAGATAGATTAGTTAAAAGGATGAGAAATATTTTGTAATGTTTAATCATGTGAAGTGTGAGTTGCCGCAGATTTCGGCAACAACAACTGATGGTGTTCGTCTATATGAAACACCAGAAGGTAATAAATACCCATCAATTACAACCATATTATCAGTACGCAAAAAAGAAGGACTGATGGAGTGGCGTAAACGTGTTGGTGAAAAGACTGCAAACTATATTGCTGGTAAGGCCGCAGCTCGTGGCACTAAAGTTCATCATATGTGTGAAGACTATTTAAATAATGATTTTGATGATAAAAAACACAAAAAAGATTTCCTGCCCTATTGTCTTTTTCAACAACTGACATCAGTGTTGCAAAATATAGATAACATCCATGCACAAGAAGCAGGACTTTATTCTGATAAATATATGGTGGCAGGTCGAGTTGATTGCATAGCAGAGTATAACGGCAAACTTTCTATAATAGATTTCAAAACCTCAACTAAAGAACGTAATGATAATTGGAATGAAGATTATTATATTCAATGTTCTGCCTATGCAGAAATGTATGGGGAATTAACCGGGACAGAAATAAAGCAGATAGTTATTTTATGTGTAACCGAAGATGGTACTGTACAAGAATTTATAAAAGAGAAGTTTGATTATCTTGATGCGTTGCAAGAAACCGCCGTAGAATGGAGAGCAAAAAATGAAACAACTTGTGATATTAACACTGTTTCTTTTGATGGGGTGTCAAACCACTGACGTAACACCTAAATCTGTAGAAAATACAATGCCTGATCCATCTGTAATGGATGCTATACCGGCGCTTACAATAAATATACCTCAAATGTGTATGACTGCTGAGGCTTATGAAGGTGCGTTTGGTAAGTTTAATGAAAAAATTATGATGACTTGGATAGTCGATGATGAGGCACAAGAAGATGAAAGCAATAATAATTTTGGAATATTAGCATATAATAAAGAGAAGAAAACTATGACTGTATCATATACAGTAATGATTGTTAATAAAGCGACACGCAAACGTCATGAAAGAATTTGTATTGCAATGACGGGAGTGAATGCCGAAATACAGCAATTATATGGTGCTGAAGAAACCAAAACTATATCTATGGATATATATAAATAACTAAAAATTAAGGAGATTTTTATGTTTAAACGCCTTTTTTATATTATAATTACAACATGTTTGATGTTAACTTCTGTTTCCGCTGAAGAAGCTGTGGAAGCCCCTGTGAAAATGATCACAGAAATGCTTTATCCTACTGTTATGATAGATTTAACACAAGGAGCCGGATCAGGCACGGTTATTTTTAGTAATGCGAGAAGTGATAAATCTTGGGAAGAAGAAGGCGTTTGGACGTTAGTGCTTACCAATCATCATGTAATTAATAATGCCACTACTATTAGTGAAGATTTTGATCCTAAAGTAGGTAAATCAATAAAAAGAGAAACACGCCGTCCTGTACATGTTCGTTTGTGGGATTATAAT